AGCAACACCAGAAATAATAGAACTAGCAAAAAAACGTGGTGTGAAACTAGTTGGCAAAGATAACAACGTAACTGAAAACGTTGCATATAATGAAAGCACAGAGCTAGATAGTCTTAGAAAATTTGTTAGGTCTCAACGAGAAGCACCCGATCAAGTTCTTTATCAAATGATGATGGCGCCAGATACTTATGGACACGCAGCATCAAACTTTGTAAGAAGTTGGTATGAGAAAACAAAAGAAGAAAATGGTTTAAATGATGTAGATTCAGCGTTAGAAATAATGGTTGATCAACTTGGAATGAATGAAAACTTTGCTGATGGTAAAGTAAAAGGCAAAAGCAGACCAGGGCGTGTAAAGCGTTCAGGTGCTAGTTGTAATGGAAGTGTTACAGCATTACGCAAAAGGGCTAAAAATAGTAGTGGTGAAAAAGCGAGGATGTATCATTGGTGCGCAAACATGAAGTCGGGCAAAAAGAAAAAATAGACTGGGCAGTAGAATACCCAGACGGTTATAGCAGAACGTGGAGAGAACACGAAGACATGAGCATTGATGATATAGAATGGGCGCACTACATAGCCAAGTACAAAGAACACGAAGCAAATAGAACAAGCACAAACGAAAGAAACAAATACTGGAATGAATATAGAAGATCTAAATGAAGATGCTAGAATCGTAAAAAATGTTAACACTACCGCAGATGTTGATATTGATCAAATACCAGTGGAAGCAATTAAATTAGGCAACAAAGTCACAATAGACGGTGTGCCGCCATTTTTACGTGTAGATGGTAAACTAAAAGAACAGCGTTACACAGCGTATGAATGGAGTGTAATGGAGGGTGGACACAGTTTAGAAGAGCCAGAGGCAAAACCTAAACTGTTTGATTTCGATAAATACTAACATGTTCATTAGAGAGACTTTTAAAAAAACACCATTTTTAATGTTTATGGCTGATTTACGTATCAGACAAAAATTTTATAGCCAAGCTATAAAAGTCCAAACCAGTGCTCGTAATGTAATTGAAGCACGTAAGCAAATTATGGCACAATATGGTCCAGAAACAAAAATTATCTCACTAAGGAGAATCAAATGAATTTACGTGAGATTACAGGTGGAGGCAAAGATGCTCATCAAGCAAAAGGCAAAGATCCAATGCCTAAAGCAAAAGGTGGCAGAAAAAAACATCCTTTAAAGCATCAATTAGTAGGCGATAGTATAGAACATGAACTCGACGAAGCAGCACCTGTTATAGCCGCAGCTATATGGCTTATTAAATGGGCAGCAGTACGTGGCGCATGGCCTGTATTAAAGTTTATACTAAAAAGATATGGCGGTAAATTAGCATTTGGCGCAGGAGCAGTAGCAGCAATTGATCAAGGATGGGATTGGGTAATTAGTAAAGTTGGCGAAGAGTATGCCCAGATGCTTATTGATAACAAATTTGAAATTGGAATGGCAGTAGCATTAATAATGGGTGCTGTAGCATTACAAAAAATCTTTATGAAAAAGGGTGACGAAATTGTCGCTAAGTATCAAGAGTCAATTAACGAAATGACCAGTGCGGGCGGCATAGCAGCAGTAGCAATGCCAATGGGCACATTACAGCGTAGAGGCACAAAGCCAAAACGCAAAGCAAAAAAGAAGAACAGATAAATAGTAGTAATCGGAGAATACTATGACAACAGTAGATGAAAAATCAAAAGGTTTGTATTACAACGTAAACAAACGTAAGAAAGCAGGAACAAGTCGTCCAAAAAATCATCCTAAAGCGCCAAGCGCACAGGATTGGAAAGATGCTGCTAAAACAGCAAAAGAAGACAACCAAATGGGTATGGATCCAAAGCATAGAGAAATCGCTGGCTTAGGACGTAAAATGATCGACATGGCATCTAAGATGACAGGTACAGATGATAATACACTTATGATGGCAAATGCTTTATCTCGTCTTGGCGACACACTTACAAACTTTGGTGCTAACTTTGGTCCAAAGAGCATGGAAGATGTTGTAAGAATTACAGGCATGGACAAACCAGTGATCTCCGCACTGATTAAAAAAGCCAAAAGCGACACAGGTTCTTCAACTAACCAAGCAGCAGAAGGCAACGAGTTTGCTAAAAAAGTTGCTGACTTAAAAGCAAAAGGTGCTAAACCAGGAACTAAGTTTAAAACATCAGACGGTCAAGAACATGTACTTGAAGGTCTTGCTGATATGGCAGATATTGCCGAGCGTGATCACGAAGTACAAATGGCAAGAGCAGAGCTTTATAAGATTGCCAAGTATAGTATCAAACTACATGACATGATGAAAAGTATAAGCGAAGCTGAAGGTCTTGAAGGATGGATGCAGAGTAAAATTACTAAAGCAGCAGATTACTTAGGCAGTGTGTATCATACTCTTGATTATGATCAATCACCAATTGCTACCGAATCACATAAGTTTACAATGTCAGAAAACGATGTCACTGCGTATAAAAATACATTAGCAGAAAAGATGTCAAAAAAAAAATAAAGTCAGCCCATAAACACGCAGACAAGTTAAAGAAAGATAAAAAAGCAAAGTCTAGTATCACAAAATGGGCTAAAGACAAAGGAATGGATCCAGAAGGTGCTATGTACGCAATAGCAATGAATAGGGAGAAAAAGAAATGAAAATATCTGAAGTAACCGATCACACTTGCGAAGAGTGCGGCAATGTAAGTTGGACCACATTAGACGAAGAAAAGAAAAAAGGTAGCCACGGAAAAGTATGCTGGAAAGGCTATCGTAGAGGAAAAGGCAATAGTTGCCATAAGGTAAAAGGCGACGGCTAGTGTGCTTGTATAACGACGGTGTTATATTAGAAAAACAACTTTTTGACAAACAAACTATAAAAAATATAAAAGAAAGTGTTTCAGCATTAAAACCTGATCACGGGTTTGATCATAACCTTGAATTCACTGTTGATAAACCAAAAAACCTATACAGTCAATATTGTTCAGAAAACATAGACGATAAAAGTTTTTCTATCCTAAATAATAAAATTAAAAAAATAGTAAACGACCACATAGAAGATGCTGTGCCTTTTGGTAATGGAAATGTAGTTGTACAAAATTCAGGATATAATGCTGTCATGCCACATCTTGATTGTCCTTACAGATTCACACAATACAATTATGAAAAAGATTTACTTGGCGTATTGGCATTTGTACCTTTAGATAATTTTACCAAAGAAAACGGTGCTACAGGGTTTGTAAAAGGAAGTCATAAATTTCACTTGGATAATGTAAAATGTTATGAAGGTCATTATAACGATTTTTATAATGACAACCATGAGCAAATTGAATGCAAGATTGGAGATGTAATTATTTGGAACGCAAAAATATTACATAGCGGCATGCCTAATCATACTAAGTATTCAAGGGCTGGTATTGCTATAAATTATGTTAGCAATAGTATTATGGATAACCTATACAAAATTATGAATGAACAAAGTCATAGTGAGCAATATAGAAATGACGTTTGAAGAAAACATACATAACTGGATAGAAAAATTCCTAAGTATACCTAACACGACTTTTAGTAATCTGCCTCCTTGTCCCTTTGCTAAACAAGCAATGTTAGAAGACAAAATACAATGTGTTGAATTAAAGGCTATAGATCGACTTAGCATTGGTGAATATTTTATATGCGAATTAGAAAACTTTTCTTATCATTGGCCTAGAAAAAAAGAAGTAGTAATATTAGGTTGCGACCCACAATTAATCACTAGCGAAGAATTATCTCGTGCTGTAGGACATGCTAACGATCAATTTTTACATAACAGAGGATACATTGCGCTAGAGGATCATCCAGACGAAGAAGAAAAAGTTAATGAAGTAATTTTAAACAATGGCCAATATGCCATTGTATTTTTACAGGATTCAAAAAAGTTAAATACAGCAAGAACAGCATTACAAAAACAAAATTATTATGTTAACTGGGATGCCGAATACTATGCTGATGTAACTGAAATATGACAAGTAGAATCGATTTAACAAAAACAACATATAAAACAATTGATTTTAAATTGTTGTCTAGTAATGAATTTACAGAATGTGAACAAATATACAAACAGTATATAAGATACAAAAACTTTGAAGAAATATATCCAATTTTTAGAGAAGACTGGGATCATTCTACAGTTTTTGGATATTACGACAACAACCAATTAGTAGCATGGAGTGCTTATTATGTATATCCTAGTAAAAGCACAGCACATGCGGATCAATTTGCTTGGAACTACAAGAATCCTAAACTTAAATTAGGTTACAAATCTTTGAGAAGTGAATGTGCCTATTTTAGAAATATAGGATTTAAATACCTAATACTCGGAGATCTATACAGTTACAAACAAGAGCTTAAAGGATTTGAAACAATAAATATAGATTCACCAGGCGCATTTGAGTCTTGACTTATTACATATAATAGTATATAATTAAATTAAAACAAAAGGAGCAAGTATGAGTGACAGAGTTTACGGCGCTGAAGAAAAAGCTAAACTAGAACGTCTAGTAAAAGAAGGTGTAACAGTATTACAAGAGATTGAAGATTTACAAGGCGGATTGAAAGAAACTGTGAAAGCAGTAGCAGAAGAACTTAACGTAAAACCTAGTCTTATTAATAAAGCAATTAAAGTTGCTCAAAAAAATGACTGGTCACGTCATCAAGATGAATTTGAAGATCTTGAAACCATTGTTGCTACAACTGGATATGATAAAGACTAAGTACTTTAAGGAGTTTACATGAATCGAGGCAAAGTAGAACCAGTTTGGCAAGACCAAAGTTTTTATAATTTAGATTATGAAAGTCGCGGTGGTTATGGGCAAGATGAATACATCATGTATGGGCACGATCCATACAAAGTAATAATTAACAATGATGTATATGTTGGCCCAATGTCTAAGATGCCAGACTTTAGTAGCAATGTGATTGAACAACTTCCAACTCATGATAGTTATAGTGTTGCTTTTTACAGAACACCACCAGGTAACATATTGCCAGTACATAAAGATATGTATTGTAATTATATGAAAATGAACAACATATCAGATGTTAACAAAATTACTAGATACATTGTTTTCTTAGAAGATTCTAAACGTGGACATCTTTTTCAAATAGAAAAAGAAGTGTTAGCAGACTGGAAGCGTGGAGATTGGATTAGTTGGACAGGCAGTACTTTACATGCGGCATATAATATGGGTATAGAGCATAGGTACACAATGCAGGTTACCTGTTTTGATAACTAGAATATTAGATTACTTTAAAGAGAGTTATAGATTATCTCCAGTAGCGTTTTACTGTGAAATGGCCGAAACAACTTTATTAATGGCTGCTTCAGTAATACTTACTTTTACTGTGTTAGATCCTGCTACTGAACTTTTTATACCAATGTATTTAATAGGTAGTATACTAGGTGTCATTAGCACAGTTATACGAAAGGCAGCATTTGCTATTATATTGTGTGCTTGGTTTGTGCTTATGAATTCTCTTGCTCTAATACAACTTTTCGTGTTATAATAATAAAAAGGAATATAAATGCCATACGTTGATGCTTTTTTTGATAGAGATGCTGATATTATTCGTGCCGTTGAACGCCGCGATGGCAAAAGGCATTATCAAGAATATCAAGCAAAGTACACATTTTACTATGAAGATCCACGTGGCAAATACAAAAGCATTTATGGTGATCCATTAACACGTATTGTATGTAAAAACACAAAAGACTTTCGCAAGGAACTTGCTATAAACAAAGGCAAGAAAATGTTTGAGTCTGATCTTAATCCTATATTTCAATGTTTAAGCGAACACTATCTTAATCAAGATGCTCCTAAAATGAATGTTGCTTTTTTTGATATTGAGACAGACTTTGATCCAGAGCGTGGCTTTGCTGATCCAAGCGATCCTTTTATGCCTATTACTGCTATTACTGTACATTTACAATGGCTAGATGCTCTTATTACTTTTGCTTTGCCGCCAAAGACACTAACTATGGAAGAAGCACAGGCAGAAGTAGAAGATTTTGACAATACATTCTTGTATGCTAATGAAGGCGAAATGCTAGAAGCGTTTCTTGATATTATTGAAGATGCTGATATTATAAGTGGTTGGAACAGCGAAGGTTATGATATTCCATATACAGTCAATCGTGTAAGTAGAGTGCTGAGCAAGGATGATACAAGACGTTTTTGTTTGTGGAAGCAACTTCCTAAAAGACGTGAGTTTGAAAAGTATGGCAAAACTGCTGAAACATTTGATACTGTTGGCAGAGTACATATGGACTATCTTGAACTATATCGCAAGTACACATATGAAGAACGCCACACATACAGACTAGATGCTATCGGCGAATTGGAAGTTGGTGAAAACAAGACTGTGTATGAAGGCACACTTGATCAACTTTATAACAATGACTTCAAGAGATTTATTGAATATAATAGACAAGACGTTGCCCTACTTGACAAACTAGATAAGAAGTTAAGGTTTATTGACTTAGCAAATCAAATTGCACATGACAACACAGTGCTATTACAAACAACAATGGGTGCTGTAGCAGTTACAGAACAAGCTATTGTAAATGAGTCGCATAATAGGGGCATGCAAGTTCCAAACAGAAAAGAACGTGATGGACAGACAGCAGCAGCTGGTGCTTATGTTGCGTTTCCTAAAAAAGGTTTACATGAATGGATTGGTTCAATGGATTTGAACAGTCTGTATCCAAGTGTTATTAGAGCAATGAACATGGCACCTGAAACTATTATAGGACAAATTAGATTAGAAATAAGCGAAGCTCGTGTACAAGAAGATATGACACTTAAAAAGAAAAGTTTTGCGGGCAGTTGGGAAGGCAGATTTGCTACTGAAGAATATGAAGCTGTAATGGATCAACGTAGGGATGTATCTCTTACTATTGACTGGGAAGAAGGTAAGGAGCCAGCAGGCAGCACTAGTGATGTTCTAAGTGGTGCTGAAATACACAAACTTATTTTTGATAGTCAAATGCCGTGGATGCTTAGTGCTAACGGCACTATTTTTACTACAGAATATGAAGGCATTATTCCTGGTATTCTAAAGCGTTGGTATAGCGAACGTAAAGATCTACAAAAGATGTTAAAGAAAGCAAAAGATGCTAAAAATGACGCAGAGATTGAATACTGGGATAAACGTCAGCTAGTTAAGAAGATTAACTTGAACAGTTTGTATGGTGCTATTTTAAATCCTGGTTGTAGATTCTTTGATAAACGTATTGGACAGTCAACTACACTTACAGGTAGACAGATTGTTAAGCATATGAGCGCAGAAGTAAACAAAGTTGTTACTGGTGAATATGATCACGTAGGCAAAGCTATTATATATGGCGATACAGACTCTGTGTATTTTAGTGCGTGGCCTGTGTTAAAAGATGAAGTTGCTCAAGGTACTATACCTTGGGGTAAGGATAATGTTATTACATTGTATGATCAGATTTGTGAACAAGCAAACACAACATTTCCAGACTTTATGATGCGAGCATTTCATTGTCCAAAGTCACGTAGTGATGTTATTGCGGCGGCTAGAGAAATTGTTGCTGAAACAGGCTTGTACATTACAAAGAAACGTTATGCGGCATTAGTATATGACTTGGAAGGCTTTAGAACAGATGTTGATGGTAAACTAGGCAAAGTAAAAGCAATGGGGTTAGATTTAAAACGCAGCGATACTCCTGTGTTTATGCAAAACTTTTTAAAAGACTTATTAGATATGGTACTACAGAAAAAAGGTGAAAAAGAAATACTAGATGCTATAAGTGATTTTAGACGTGAGTTCAAAGAACGTCCAGGATTTGAAAAAGGATCACCTAAACGTGCTAACAAGATTGGACATTATCAGCGTCTTGAGGAAAAGCAAGGCAAAGCAAACATGCCTGGACACGTAAGAGCCAGCATCAACTGGAATACACTTAAACGTATGAATGGTGACAAATACTCACAAGAGATTGTAGATGGTATGAAAGTTATTGTTTGTAAACTTAGACAAAATCCATTGGGTTTTACTAGTGTTGCTTATCCAACAGATGAACTACGTATTCCAGACTGGTTTAAAGAACTTCCATTTGATAGTGACGCTATGGAAGAAGTGATTATTGACAACAAACTAGACAACTTGATTGGTGTGTTGAAATATGATTTAGAAAGTACAAAACAAAAGACAACATTCAATAATTTATTCGAATGGGACTAAAATGAAATTTTTTATAACAGGTACAAGACGTGGTTTAGGTAAAGCACTAGAAGAAAAATATGGAAATTGCGGAAGTTTAGAAGAATGTGATGTTTTCATCAATTGCAAACACATAGGGTTTGATCAAGTTTATTCCTTATATGAAGCTGCGGATCTAAATAAACGTATAATCAATATTAGTTCCAATTCAGGTGATGGTATTAAAAATAAACCGCATGTATATGCTATAGAAAAAAATGCTCTTGACAAAGCCAATGAACAGTTGTATTATCAAGGAATCGATACAACTAGTGTAAGATTTGGATGGATCGATACTCCTCGAGTACAAGGCGTAGAAGAACAAAAAATGAGTGTAGAATATTGTATATCTGTAATTGATTGGATACTACAACAGCCGCATAAAATAAAGGAAATTACAATTACACCATGAAAGTAGGATTTACATGTAGTACATTTGATTTGTTACATGCTGGACATGTGCAAATGTTACGTGAAGCAAAAGAACAGTGCGATTATTTAATTTGTGCTTTACAAATGGATCCAAGTGTAGACAGAGCTGAAAAGAATGCTCCAGTCCAAACTATTGTAGAGCGTTACACACAATTAAAAGGCGTAAAGTATGTGGATGAAATTATTCCATATGGCACCGAAAAAGACCTAGAAGATATCTTGACAATGTATCATATAGATGTTAGAATACTAGGAGAAGAATACAGAGACAAAGACTTTACTGGTAAGGATATTTGCCGTAAGCGTGAAATAGATCTGTATTTTAACAAACGTGATCATCGCTTCAGCACAAGCGATCTTAGAAAAAGGGTATGTGAAGTATAATGTGGATATTATTTGTAATTAGTTTTGTGCCTGATTTAAATGAATATAAAGTCACAAAATTCAACACCTACAATAACAGAACACAATGCGAAATAAATCAGACTGTATTAAAAGCACTGTTTGAAGAAGATGAAAAGGCGGTTTGTGTATATGAATAAGTTTGTTTTTGATGTTGACGGAACTCTTACTCCAAGCCGTGGCAAAATGGATTATCAATTTAAAGCATTCTTTAATACATTTTGCTTGGTAAATGATGTGTATCTTGTTACAGGCAGTGATAAAGAAAAAACTATAGAACAGATTGGCGAAACATATAACCTTGCTAAAGTTGTATACAATTGTAGTGGCAACGATGTATACAGTTCTGGTGTAAATATTCGAAGTAAAGAATGGACTGCTCCTAAAGAACTTATGGATCTAATGTATGGTTGGCTACAAGCAAGCAGTTTTCCTTTACGCACAGGTAATCATATTGAAGAACGTCCAGGTTGTGTGAACTTTAGTATAGTTGGTAGAAATGCTACACTAGGTGAACGTAAATTATATATTAAACACGACTTAGAAAACAAAGAACGTGAAAGTATAGCATATCAAATCAATCTTGAGTTTCCAGAAATCACGGCAAAAGTAGGAGGAGAAACAGGCATTGATATCTATCCTACAGGCTGGGATAAAGGACAAATACTTGATGACTTTAATGATTTTGATCGTGTTATTTTCTTTGGTGACAAAATGGAACAAGATGGTAACGATTATCCACTAGCAAGTAAACTAAAACATCCTAGTAAAGCAATCCATGTTACTGGATGGAAAGACACTTGGGAAAAGTTAAAAGAATATGCTTAAAATAGGTATTGCTGGGTACGGGTATGTAGGACAAGCCCACCATCAAGCACTTAAAGAATATTATGAAATACTAATTAGTGATCCTGACAAAGGACACTATGACGATTTACGACATTGTGATGCTATTATTGTATGTGTTTCTACACCAATGAATGAAGATGGTAGTTGTGATATGTCTAACGTAGACGCAGTGATTGATGATGCTAAAAATGTTCCTATTTTAATCAAAAGCACAATCAGCATAGAAGGCTGGCAAAATTTACGGGCTAATTTTACTCATGACAAAATTTGTTTTTCACCAGAATTTTTAAGAGCAGAGTCAGCACTAGACGATTTTAAAAATAATAACACTATTCTTATGGGCGGTGATGATATTGGATTTTGGCAAGATTTGTTTTTAAACGCTATGGGCAATATCAATATCTTTACTGCGACACCGGAAGAACTTATTCTTGTAAAATATTTCCGCAACAGTTTTCTAGCAACCAAAGTTGCTTTTTTTAATGAAATTTATGACTTGTGTGAAAACACAGATACTGACTACAAAAAAGTAGCAGAATACATTGGCTTGGATCCTCGTATTGGATCAAGTCATACAACAGTAACCAGTGAGCGTGGATTTGGAGGACATTGTTTTCCAAAAGACGTAAGTGCTATATTAAAAACGGCAGCTAATTTTGATAAAAATCTAAATATACTTGAAGCTGCTAACAACTATAATAAAAGGATCAGAAAGTGATAGAAATAAAACCAGACCCTACCTTGAACGAACTTAGAAAAATATTCAACCAACATGGTTTAGAATTTTATATTAAGAAACAAAAAGGGTCTGTTGTTAAAGTTCACTTTATGATCACAGAGGAAGAAGAAAATACTTGACTTTCGACAACATAGGCTTTATACTAACACAATAGGAGACAAACATGAAAGACATTCTAAAAGACATTATTGATCACACGCATAAACTAGGATTTATTGCGCAGTTAAAAGTTACAAATGATAACGATACTGTAATTGAATCTATGGCAGAAGACAGAAGTGTGATTATGACAGCAACAACACACTCTCCAGTGGCAGAATTTACAGGTACATTTGGTATGCCCAACTTAGACAAGTTGAATTATCATTTGAACAATCCAGAATACAAAGAGGATGCTAAGATTGAAGTAGTTCAAGGAGAAAGCAATGGTGAAAAAATGCCAACACATATTCACTTTGAAAACAGGTCTAGCGACTTCCAGAATGACTATCGTTTTATGAATAAAGCACACATCGAAGAAAAGTTGAAAAGTGTGACTTATAAAGGTAACAGTTGGGATGTAGAAATTACTCCAAACATTGCTAGTATTGAACGTATGAAACTAATGGCAGGCGGTAATAGCGAAGAAGTACTTTTCCAAGTTCGCACAGTTGATAACAATTTGAACTTTTACTTTGGTGAAGAAAATACACACAGTGGTTGGTTAACTTTCCAGCATGGTGTTGAAGGCACACTTTCTCATACTTGGGCATGGCCTATTTCACAAACACTTGCTATTTTAAATTTGTTTGGTGAGAAAACAATGAAAATTACAGACCAAGGCGCTATGATGATCAGTGTTGATAGCGGAATGGCACAGTATGATTACATTTTACCAGCACAGCAGAAATAATGAATGAAAACAAATCTCACAGAATCGCAAAAAGACTACTCTGTATTTTTACCTAGTATCAGTGGATTTTATGCTACATTTATAGGCAAACAAAGATACAGCGAATACGTAGAGCAAGCACGTATACCTAAAGGTATTGGCACTGTTGAAAGTCTTAATTTTTTGAATCCTAATGAAGGAGCGTTCCATTACAAATGGGCGCTCTATTCTGCTGGACATGCCGACTTAGATGTAACCAAGCATGTAGAAAAAGAAGATATGTGTCGTAACCGTGACAGAGATAATTCATGGTTGCTTGGTGACTCGGGTGGATTCCAAATTGCTAAAGGATTATGGCCTGGTGATTGGACTAGTGAAACTTGTCCACATGCTAACAAGAAGCGTGAGCTGGTTGTAAACTGGATGGAAGCATATATGGACTATGGTATGATGCTTGATATTCCAACATGGACATTCCAAAGTCCTAAAGCAGCCGAAGCAGCAAATATCCGTAGTTATGATGACGCTGTGAAAGCAACACACATTAATGCTCGTTATTATATGAAACATCGTCGAGGCAACTTTAAAGTATTAAACGTCCTACAAGGAAGTAATCATACAAACGCAGATAGTTGGTATGAAGAATTTAAAGGTTACTGTGATCCAAAACAATATCCTGATACACATTTTAATGGTTGGGCTATGGGTGGACAGAACATGTGTGATGTACACTTAATTTTGCGTAGACTAGTTCATATGATACATGACGGATTGTTAGAAGAAGGACTTCACGATGTGATGCACTTTCTTGGTACAAGCAAACTAGAGTGGGCTGTTCTACTTACAGATATTCAACGAGCAGTGCGTAAATATCATAATCCTAATTTTATGATTACATATGATTGTGCGTCTCCATTCTTAGCTACTGCTAATGGACAAATTTATCATAGTATTAGGACAGAACATACAGGCAAATGGAGTTACATGATGTCTGCTAGTGCTGATGCTTTATTGTACTCAACTGATACACGTAAATTTAGCGAAGCTGTTGTAGCAGATAAGATACTTCCAGCATTTGAGGATTCTCCTATAAGCGAAACACTACAAATGAAAGATATTTGTATCTATAAAGAAGGTGATAAAAACAAAGTTGGTGCTATTAAAGTCAAAGCAGGTGATGTCGAATTAGATAAAGAAGGCAATCCAGTGCTTGACGAAAATGGATCGCCAGATAAAGATGACAAAGACTATAATCCAAATTATGGACAGCCTATAATTAGAAAAAAAGACAGCACAAGCTGGGATAGTTTTAGTTACGCACTACAAATGGGGCATAATGTTTGGATGCATATTGAAAGCACACAACGAGCAAACGAGCTTTATGATAAAGGAGAATATCCTTACATGATGGTGTATGATAAAAGTAATAATTATCATGTTTTTAGAGAAGTAGTAGACGAAATCTTTGCTCAAAAAGACAGAGAAAAAAGTTTAGCAGTTATTGACAAATATGGCACTGCTACTCAGCATCCTAGTTTATGGACACATATTATTGGCACTCGACTTAAAATTGGAAAAAAAGCACTTACAGCAGAGGCAAAATTTGACGAATTATTTGAGGTAAAATAATGACAGACATTGGAAGTATCGAAAGTCATATTAACGAATTGGTTAAAAAACATAGAAAACTTGATAACGATATTTTAGAGTTACAAAAATCATATACTGTAAACGAAGATATACGTAGGTTAAAAACACAGAAACTTTGGTACAAAGATGAAATACATCGTTATAAAAAAATACTTGAGAGTTTGAAATAATGGATGAAGAAGAAAAACGTTTAAGACTAGAAACTATTGAAATAGCATTAGAAGATATAGAAACTATTATTGCTAATATGGAAGAAAAAAACTATCCAAAAAATGAGATCAATGAATACTATAAAAAACGTTGGGATCTTTGGCAGGAACAATATAGAACGAGGAAAGCATGAAAAGAGTATATGATCAAGGAACTAATATTGAGGATGCTCAATACTTTGTCGGTACTGAAGTAGAAAAGACACCTCAACATGGAAAGAAAACATTGTTTGTTGTTGGGATCAAAGACATTGACGAAATTTGTACATTAGCCGAATACCACGGTTGTAAACATATTTACTGTGGTGCTAACATGAGTTTTAATGTAACAGAAAATACAAGTAGCCAATGGAAACCTTGGGAAGATATGGTACTGCCTTTACTGAGTAAAGGGTATTGGGTAACATTAGATATAGATGTTTCGCAAATTGAAGGCTTATTAGAAAGTGGATTTACAGAACATAATAGGTTTATTCCAATGGTAAGTGTGAAACTACCTTATATTAATCAATTAGGATATAATGCTTGTTTAAAAATTGATGATAAAGATTTTGATGCTACAAACCCTGGTGTATGGGTCCATAAGGTACATGATTTACAAACACGTGAAACATTTACTGATTGGTCTAAATACACCACAGATACAATTATAGGTTGACAATATGTCACAAGAACGCTATTATGAATACATGCTAAGACGCACAAGAGAGGAAGATGCTAAATTGAATAAAGCACTAGAAAATGCTAAACGTAGTATTTGGGTTACATTTCGTAAAGAAGGTATCCATTTGTATCCTGCGGCAAAAGACGATCCAGCACTAGCAACAGGTGGCTGGGATGACGTAAGTTTTTTAGGTGTGGCTCATAGACACATCTTTCATTTTAAGGTACAAATTCAAGTTACACATAATGATCGTGACATTGAATTTATTCAGTTCAAGCGTTGGCTAGAAAGTCTTTATGACGACAAGGTTATTGAACTAAACCACAAATCATGTGAAATGATCGCAGATGACTTGTACACACAGATTAACGCAAAGTATCCCGGCCGCTTTGTTGTTATTGATGTCGCCGAAGATGGCGAAAATGGCTGTCAAATTGTTTACCCATAGTAAAAAGGAATTAGGTAAATGAGTATCACTAACCAAGTGGTGAATAAGATTTTTAATGATCTTGATGAGTATCGCGACTACTGTCGTTTTGAAGGTAAAGTGTTTGACGAAAAAGCACTTTATAAAAAGTCTGACCGCAATTGGCAGGCTTATGAAAAATATCGTAATTGGCTTCGTGCTAAGGCTCGGGCGAAAGGACGTAGATAATGCGTAAACTGTTTTACATGGGACTAGAACCCTATGAAGGCAGGTACACATTACAATTGACAGACTGGTCACGTAGAGCTTTTGTTCGACGTGGTGTTGATTGGATAAATGTACCTGGTACAACTATTGACAACACAAAAGCTATTCAAGTAGGTCAAGTATTAGACGCACATGGCCGTTCCTACTTTGCTATGTCGCAAATGATGAACTTGGTACAAATGATGCGTAACGGTGAAGTCACAGGCGAAGATGTTATTTTCTTTGAAGACATGTTCCAGCCCGGTATGGAATCGTTGCCTTACATTATGGATCAGATTCCTACAGAACAACGCCCACAAGTTTGGATACGTTGTTTAGCACAGGCAGTAGATCCAGATGACTTTGTACACGTTTGGGGTATGAGCAAGTGGATGAGTTTGTATGAAGAAATGTGTAACGAGTTTGTTACTGGTGTATTAGCAAGTAATGAAGAAATGGTTGCGCATATGAAGATTGCTAACTGGAAAGCGCCTATTTACAACATCAGTGGACTAGCATTTGATAAGACAGAAGTTGCGCTACGGATTGGTGAAATCAATACTTGGGAAAAGCGTGATAATCGTGTTGTGTTTGCCGCACGTTTTGATCAAGAAAAACAGCCAGATTTCTTTATGGATATGATTGAAGAATGGTACGGCACTCCAGGTACAATGGATGTAGAATTTGCTATTTTACAGGGTGGTCCATTACGCAGTAACAATCAAAAGTACATTGAACGTGCTAGAAAAATGGAAGAGCGTGGACAATTAAAAATTTATGAAAATTTAAAGAAAAATGAATACTATGATATTGTAAATCACAGCAAAGTTTTGTTTAATTGTGCGTTACAAGATTGGACAAGTAATACTGTAAGTGAAGCAGACGCACTAGGATGTAATGTACTATTCCCAGCATATCGCAGTTTTCCAGAAATCTTCAATAACGATCATACAAGGCTGTATATTCCTTGGAGCATTGAAGACGCAATAAACAAACTTACACCTTTACTAAATCAGCCACACAAAGATATTGGTAAAATTAGTGATTGGACAAGCTACACTATTGATCGTTACATTGATATTATGAATGGTAACGGAGAACAATGGCGTAGAGATGATAACAGATATAGAGATCATGTAGCAACAAGGAAATACTAATGAAAGAGTATTACTTCCCTTTAGCAAAGTATGCTGCTCCGGCCCAGTTTAAAACTGAAATGGAACAACTTGGAATACATAGGTATATTTACGCCATCATTGATACACAAGAACTGTTGAAATGGGGACTAGGTACAGGTGATCGCATTCCAAGACAAGTAGAAGGCATGGAAGGCTGGACACACAAGTTTAATGGATTTGCTGCTAAACAATTACGCAAGGAATTAGTTGAAAATCGTTTGGATATTGTTCGCAACGACATTACAATTTGTGTAAGAGATTATACAGATGAGTTTAATGAGCGTTGGGATACTTATGGAAAAGAATTTGCCGAAGCTTTCCTTAGCAATAGAGAACGTGATGCTATTTTAGCAGAAAAAAGACGTCCTTTGCTAAACAAACAAGTTCCTAAAAAGCGTATCGAAAAGCCCAGTACAGTGGATGGTCCTTTATTTGAGTTTGCTACATGAGAGTACTTGTTACAGGCGCAACAGGTTATATCGGTAGTCATGTATGTAAACTACTAGCAGAGCACGGACATGAAGTTTGGGGTTTTGACAAAAACATACACGGCGAATTTAATGATGTAGAACATTATTGCCATAAGTTTTGGATTCAAGATATTATGGACAAATACTTACATGGCAGAGCTGATGCTGTTGTACATTTGGCAGGACGCAGTGTTGTTCCAGACAGTCTTAAAGAGCCTACTGAGTACTATAGAGTAAATGTTATGGGTACAAAAAATGCTGTGGAAAGTTTACAGCATGATCATTTTTTATTTGCCAGCACTAGCAGTGCTTGGGAAATGGCATCACCATATGCTCGTAGCAAAGTGGCAGCAGAAGATGTGATAAAGGAGAAAGCCAATGGATACACTATCTTTAGATTTTTTAACGTATCTGGTACTGACGGCGTTCATCGTCAATTGGGTGCTCCTACCCATCTTATTCGTGTCGCTGCTATGGTGGCTTCTGGCAAGATACCAGACCTTAAGATCTTTGGTACGGACTATGATACTAGGGATGGCACTTGCATTCGTGATTATATTCATGTTGTTGATTTGGCTAGAGCCATTGTCAACGCCGTTGAACGAGGCCCCGCCAATACACCGTATGAATGTTTAGGCAGTAATGTTGGGTATAGTGTTAAGGAAGTAATTAGCACTATGGAAAATGTTACTGGGAAGAAGTTAAATACCATAGAAGCACCTCGCAGAGAAGGTGACGCCGTCAGTAGTGTAGTAGATAAACTCAGCGATCTTGTTACACTTAATAAAACAATAGAGGATATGTGTTATGACCAATATAAGCTCGAGCTCCGTAAGCACAATTACGTTGTCTGAATGTAATACAACGTGTGATATATCTATTAATACTGATCTTTTAACAATTGATACAAATGATATTGAGGATATAGTATTAACAATAGATGAGGATTCAACCTTTACTATTGGATATAAAGATTTTCAAGACAAAATGCCTGATATAACCAAAGTACACAACATGTGCGGATACTATCCAGCTTTACAAAAAGCATATGAAAATTTTAAAAGCATTTATCAAATGGTAGAACAGGATTATATTGGAAATTATCAAGAAGACGATGAACTTCCATTCTAGTTGTTCAGCACTTTATAGTCATACTAATATAAGGGGAGGCAATCGTGTCTTCCCTTGTTGTCGTTACAAAACACCTATACAAACATTTGACGGCGATGTAGGTAATATATTACACAGCAAAGAATATAAAGAACTACGTGAAAACTTTACTATTGATGATCCAAATTGTGCTAAATGTAAGCATGAAGAAAGTTTGGGTAAAGAAAGTTTACGTGAATGGTTTAACAAAACTTATCCTTTTACAGTTTCGTTAAGGTATTTAGAAGTAGGCTTTGACAACATATGTGATCTAACATGTGATGGGTGCTGGGAGGAATGGAGTAGTAGTTGGTGGGTAAAGAAAAACCCTGATCTTCCTCCAAAGCAAGGAATTACAAGCACTACAGAATTTAGAAATATACCAGAAAGTATTAGCAAAGTTGTTTTCCTTGGTGGAGAACCTTTAATGACAAACAGACATAGGAAGTTCTTGGAATCATTTGATACCTTAGAGCATTTAGAGGTCGAATACTTCACTAACGGTATGCATAAACTACAAGAAGATGATTATCGTTTACTTGATCAATGTAAGCGTGTTCATTTTACTATAAGTATTGACGGAGTAGGCGTACTTAATGAAAACGTGCGTAAGGGAAGTATTTGGAGTAGAGTGTTAAAAACACTAGAAGAAATATCAGATACTTTTGACTACACTATTCATACAACACTACACAAAAATAACTGGCAAGGATTGCCTGATTTGTTTAATTTTACAAAAAAATATAAAAAATGGACAATAAATCTCTTGACATATCCAAAAAATTTAGATATAATAAACTTAGAGCAGTCTGATAAAGATAAACTTATAAAAATACTTAAAACATATGAAATACCAAATAGGCAATATATTGAGGCGCACATGAAAGGAGAAGCATGATGGACATGCGCAGTTACGAGGAGTGGCAATCACATGCTGCTGAACAAAGTTCAGTAGAAGAAGTCACTTGGAGCAAAAACGATTTACTTACCCTTAACTGGGATGCTACTTATATGACAGATGAAATTCCAAAAAATAGTGATTGGAATACATTTGCTACAAAAAACAAAAAACAATTAGAAGCAATGTACAAACAATGGGGAGTACCTAAGGAAGGTAGTTTACATTATATGTGTATTAGACCTGAATTAACAAAAGGTTTAAGTTCTATTGTTACACCCTTTGCTCATATGAAGTTTAATTACAATTTTTTGAAGCTAACATCTGGATGTAGTTTGATGTGGCATTTTGACACTTATGCTACGTTTGTTAAATTTAACGGAATAGAAGAAGACAATGTTCATAATGTCTGTCGTACAGTAATAATGATGAACGATTGGGACAGAGGTCAAGTATTACAAGTTGGCAATGAAGTATATACACACTGGGAAGCAGGTGATACATATACATGGAAAGGTGATACATGGCATGGTATGTCTAATTTTGGTCCAAACGATTGTATAGTATCACAGATCACTTTTTTGGACGAAAATGACAAATATACCCAATGATAAACGTGGAATGGATTTTGGTAGTGCGTTTGCTATTCAAGAACCTGAGTCTTTAAAATTACTAAGACAACCTTTAGATTTACAATGCGTCAATAGTGATAGTATTATTGACGAATTTCTTTATGATTACAACAAATGGATCAATAGCACTACTACAAATAACATAACTGGATTAGAAGATTTTCCATTTAAATGTTATAGTAATGGAACTACAGAAGCATTTGATAAATTTTATATGAAAAATGCTAAGAGGCGATTTAGATGCTTCAAAGGCGAGTATATGTATCATAAACTTGCTTGGCGTGATAAATTTGTTTGGTCATACTTAGAAGATGACGAACTACATAAAGCAGATGCTGTTGTAATTAGTTTACCATTTGCTGATACTGGAAATAAACACGAGAAATATCACGACTTAATGCGGCAGTGTAGCGAACTAAACGTTCCTGTACTAGTTGATTGTGCTTACTTTGGTGTTTGTAGAGATATTCATATCGACGTAGCTTACAAATGTATTACTGATGTGACTTTTAGTTTAAGTAAAAGTTTTCCGTTAGCATATGCTAGAATTGGGATAAGATATACTAAGGTTGACGATGATGATACTATGTTTGTGTATCATAAAATCAATTATAATAACAAAATTGGTGCGAGTTTAGGATTAAAATTTTTAAACTATTTTACTCCAGATTATATGTCTAATAAATATCTTGACAAACAAGCAGAATTCTGTAATACTTTAAATGTAACACCGAGTAAAACAGTGCTATTTGGTATCGATAACAACAATCAATATCCTCAGTATAACAGAGGCGGAACTACAAACAGATTAAGTTTCCACAAACAATATATAAAAGGACTAGATATTGCCAGTACAAAGTAACAACGATTGGGATCCATTAGAAGAAATTATTATCGGCACTGCCGATAACTGTGTACATCCTACTATGAACAAAAGTACACATAGTTTTATCTATGGAGGCGAACAATATGAAGATATTAAACATTTTAACGGACAACCTATTGCTCAATGGATTGTAGATGAAGCAAACGAAGATCTAGAAGGATTGGAAAAGTGCTTACAAGGATTGGGTGTAAAAACAATGCGTCCAGATCCTGTGGATCACAATCAAAAGTTTAGCACACCTGAATGGGAAACAACTGGCTGGTATACATTCTGTCCAAGAGACCTGTTATTACCGTTGGATAATATGATTATTGAATGTCCTAGTCCAATGCGGGCACGTTATTTTGAAACTAGAGCATATTACGAACACCTGTATCGCTGGATGAAAGAAGGTGTACAATGGATCAATGCTCCTAAACCTATTCTAACTGATGACAACTATCAACTGGAGGATCGCAGTGAAGCAACGCTTGTTAACAAAGAAATTATTTTTGATGCTCCTAATATCGTTCGTCTTGGCCGCGATCTTCTCTGCCAAGTTAGCAATAGTGGTAACCAACTTGGCTTTGAGTGGCTAAAGACTATACTAGAACCCAAAGGCTATCGTATCCACGTAGCAGAAAAGTATTACAGTTTTGCACACTTTGACAGCACAGTGTTACCTTTGCGTCCAGGACTAGTGTTGTTAAACGCAGGACGTTTAAGTGAAGATTGGTATCCACCTATCTTTAAGGATTGGGATAAAATTTGGGTAGGCGAAGAAGATCTACACGTACCGCCAGCAAACACAGGTGTTGCTCCTTGTTCTCCGTATATTGGATTGAACTTTTTAAGTGTCAATCCGGAACTTGTTATTGTAGATGAAAAGCAAGAATCACTAAGACGTATACTAGGCAAGCACGGTATCGAAACTATTGGGTTACCAATGCGTCAAGCACGTAGCATGAGTGGTGGATTTCACTGTGCTACACTAGACACTAAACGCAAAGGGAGTTTAGAAGATTATTTTAGATGAAGAAAAAATAATCTTAAACAATAAAATAATTGACAGAACTGGTAATGTTGTCAATACAGAATCTAGCGAGTATTTCATAAAAACATTTTTTGACAAATACGACAATTACATGTATATAGAAGCAGATGGAGAATTTCCACATTTAGACAATTTGTCCTTTAACTGTGACTCAACCTTACATATATTTTTACGTGAGCTACCTAGTTTTGGTATTGATCCCAAAATTAATTTTACTGAACCTGAAACTTGTACACTTTATCGAACAACAAATTGGAAGTCCTATAAACCAATGTATATAGGGCTGGCTAATAATGATAAAATTAACATCTGTTACGAAGTTGCTGCTATTAAAAAATTTTGTGATAGAAATAATATTGAAGATTATGTAATATATACCGGCTGTTATAATTTAAATTTAAAAAGAATTTATCCTAGCATAAAATTTGAAACATTAGACTACATTTTATACTGGTTATTGCGTAAAGGTAATACAAGCACAATAACAACCTTTAATAAAAAACAAAACAACAAACACTTAGATAAAATTAGTAGTAAATTTATATGTACAAATAGACGTTATGAGGGTATAAGAGAATTAGTTGCCTCTTACATGCTAGATTATGATACTATTTTGTCGTTTAATAAATCAAGAATAGATTTTACAATATTTTATAAAAATAAAGATGTTACTAAAAAACTTTATTGGTCTAATATTGACGATAGATTGTGTTTTGATTACTCAAAGTTGCCAAAAAAATACAAAACCAACATGTATAGTATATCAAAATCGTTGGTTATTGATTATGATATGGACAATGAAGCAGGAGATATTGATGATAAAGTAGGAAGGTTTATGAACTTAGAACAATACTACAAAGCATTTTGTGCTGTGATAACTGAATCAAGGTTCTTTATGCCTTATGGTCATTTTGCCGATAAAACTTTAAATGCTGTTAAGACTATGAGGCCTTTTGTTTTATTTTCAAGTCCTTATACACTTGAATATATGAGATCTTTAGGATTTAAAACATTTGATACATTTTGGGACGAATCATATGACGTCGAAGAAGATCATATGTTAAGATATCAGAAGGTATGCGATACAATTGACAGCATTAATAACTATAGTATAGACGAGTGTAAAATGCTCTACAGCAAATTATCACACATAGTAGAACATAACTTTGATATTTTATTAAAACTACAAACACAACTCGGAGACTATGATGAAACACAGTATTGAGCAATGGATAGAGCGTATTAATACCATGAAAGATTTATGTATTCAAGCTCATCGTTTACGAAATGAATTTAGTGAACTAGCAGACAAAACATTTGACGAAGCGCAGTGTAAACATATGCTCGAACAAGTTCAGTCTATGGCAGCAGGCATAGCAAACGAAGAAATAACAACAATAAAAACTGATATGGATGAGTGGAAAAAATGATTGAAAAAGAATATAGCATGGAAGACGTAATGAAAGGCATTAGTAACATTGTTACTCAAATGTATAAAGATAGTTGGCGACCTGATTATATTGTCGGTATCAACAGAGGCGGATTACCTATAAGTGTTGTGTTAAGTCACATGATTGATGTTACACATTATTGTTTAGACGTAAGGCTTAGAGATAACAAAGATAAGCAAGGACCAGAAAGTAACTGCTGGATGGCAGAGGATGCGTTCGGATACTTGTACAAACCCGATCGTGACGATGTATACGGTAAAGGTACTTGTCAGCCGAAGATGCGTAAAAATATCCTTATTGTAGATGATATCAACGACACTGGCGCAACCTTTAAATGGATCAAAGAAGACTGGGAATCTGGTTGCTTGCCCGGACACGAAGGATGGCAAGACGTATGGAACCAAAATGTTCGCTTTGCTGCTCTTTGTGAAAAGACACATACAAAGTTTGACGGTGTAGACTATTATTGGGAAGAAATTGACACAAGCGAGCAAGACACTTGGGTAGTGTTTCCGTGGGAAAATGTATGATAAAAGAATGGTCACTTAAAGATATTAAAAACGAGATAAGTAAAATATCGTGGGCAGAATCTGATCCTCGTATGGATGGATTTGTGACTTGGGGATGTAAGCAAGAGCTTTACGAAATCCTTTGGTATGTGGAAGAAAAATTGCGTAAGTGTTCAACCTACGCAGGCGAAGAAGACTTCCTCAAAGAACACGATAAAGAAATGACGTGGAGAATATTAAATGAAGACTAAGTATGCTATAAAGTTAATGTTGTCTGCTGATGACTGGATTTACGTGACTGAAGATACCGAAGCACCTATGTTTCAAATTCATCCAATGTTATTTAATACCAGACATGAAGCTGAGGAACATGCTGAAACTTGGAACAAAAGAGTTACTAAAGTAGTTAGATGGAGAGAACGATGAGTTGTACTTGTGGCAGATCGCCAACTGGTAGATGTATAGGTTGGCACAAACTAACAGAGGAACAATACCTCGAGAAAAAAGCAGAGTATGAAGCAAGACAGACACAGAAGGAGAATAACAAATGAGTATGTCAGCACAATTAATTAAAGCAGCAAGAATGCACGCCGAAGGTGAGCTTGAAAGAGCTAAAACTAACATTTTGGTTTATATGAATCAAAGTGTTGGTATTGGTGAGCATAGTGATATTGTTGAAGCGATTCAAGAAGAACTTGATAAAATGGCTGCGGCAGAAGATCGCATTGAAATGTTACAAAAACATTTTTCTTGACTTTTTATCTAAATAATGTTACTATAAACAATAGACATCCTCGTCTATAACTCGGAGAATAAAATGACAGAAGACTTAAACACTTATGCCTCTCATAAGATTCGATCTAGACTTAAAGAAGCTGGAGGCAGATACTGGGCTGGTGACAACATCAGCCAGTATATCGAAGAAGGTGAGCGTGAAGAGCTCATTGAAGAACTTACTATAAAATTTGAAGGTGTTTTACAAAGCCTTGTAATTGACACTGATAATGATCCTAATTCTATGGACACCGCAAGACGTCTTGCGAAAATGTATGTTAAAGAATTGTTGAGCGGAAGGTATGACCCAATGCCTAATGCTACAGCATTTCCTAACCATACAGAAGATCGTTATGATGGTATGTTGGTTGTTCGCAGTGAACTTACAAGCATGTGTTCACATCATCACCAAACTGTTAAAGGTGTGGCGTATATTGGTATCATTGCTGCTGATACACTTATTGGACTTAGTAAATACACACGCATTGCCCAATGGTGTGCTAGACGTGGAACACTACAAGAAGAACTCGCTATGGATATTGCTAAAGAAATTATGAAAGCAACTGGCAGCAACGATGTTGCTGTTTATATCCAAGCTACACATGGTTGTTGCGAGAATCGTGGTATTCAAGCGCACAGCAGTCTTACACAAACAACTGTGCTAAAAGGTTGTTTCAAGTCAGATGATGCTGTTAAAAAAGAGTTTATGGATAATATTAAATTACAACAAGGATACTCACCACGATGACAGAACCAGTAGATGTAAGTAAAAAACACTTTTATATTAGTTTAGTTAAAAGTGCTGTGCGTATAGCAGGATGTGCTGTATGCTTGTATACAGGCAGTGTAGTATGGTTGGCAAGTGGTTTTCTTGTTGCTGAACTACTTGGCATAGCGGAGGAGCTGTAATGAAGTTACGTTATAGCGAAGCTTTTTATAGTGTACAAGGCGAAGGCAAGTTTGTAGGAGTACCTAGTGTATTCCTACGCACCTTCGGTTGTAACTTCCGTTGTATGAACTTTGGTGTTGATAAAAGTGTTGGCGATCGTTGGGAGCAACATGCTCGTGGTGAACGTTATAACGCAGAAGTAAAACAACTACTAGATGACGGTGTTCATGAAACTACAAAAGAGTTTAACGACTTACCTATTGTACACACAGGCTGTGATACATACGCAAGTATCTATCCAGAATTTAAACACTTCAATATGCTTAAAAGCGTAGACGAAGTTGTAGAGCATTTGCTTAGTTTATTGCCAGAAGGTAAATGGACTATGGATAACGGACAGGACGTTCACCTTATACTTACAGGCGGTGAACCTTTGTTGGCGTGGCAACGACTGTATGTAGAACTATTTGAACACCCACGTATGCAGGATCTAAAAAATGTCACAATCGAAACCAACACTACACAGCATCTACACGATGACTTCTACAACTACCTCAGCAAGCATGAACGAATTCAGCTCACTTTTAGCTGTTCTCCCAAACTATCCGTTTCGGGCGAGTCTTGGGATGATGCTATTAAGCCTGATGTTGCTCGTGAGTATTCCCTTGTTGATGGCAGCGATATGTATTTTAAGTTTGTTGTTGCTGATCAGAGTGATGTTGACGAAGTTGCTAGAGCAGTTGATTCGTATCGTGAAGCGGGCGTGGACGTCCCTGTATATCTTATGCCGCTTGGGGGTAGGTCGGAAGAATACACTCTCAACGTACAAGAGGTGGCGAACCTCTGTATGGAACGAGGGTGGAGGTTCTCGCCAAGACTACACATCAGCTTATTCGGAAATGCCTGGGGCACTTAAAGAAAACTTAGATAGTATTCCAAAAGGCATCAAAAGCGAAGAGGAATACGAAAAGATAAGGAAACTTATATGAAAAAATGGCTTAAAGATATAACAGGCATTAGTGCTAAAGAAAAAGAACTAGAAGAAAAAGAACTAGCAGTACTAGATAAAACTGATCCTAAGGCTGCTGCTACTAAACGTGGTGAGCCTTGGGTAAATGTATTGGATATGCAAGTAAATCAAGAAAACATTCGTAATGGATTCTTTGAACTTGACTGGAATACATACTTCATTAAAGAACTTATAGCAAATGGGTATGGCGAACAAGCAGACCCCGAAGAAGAAATTGTTGACAGATGGTTCCGAGATATAGTATATAATATGTTACAGGAAGAAGAAATTGATTCTAATGTTCAAACAGGTTATATTAATGTTGTGCCAATTGACAAAGGCAAAAGCGAGGTATCATGAAAGTTGCTAAGAATATGATTCTTATAAAAGGCGATCATAGTATGGCTTTTAGTGTAAGACGCCGGAAGGAGACTGTTGAAATAGATTTTTATAGAGATACTTATAAGTATTTGTCTAGTAAATTAACACTTGACGAAGGCACAAAAATGTACTATACTGCTATTACACAAGGCTATAAAGAGGCATTCTAATGACTTACATTCTAATTGACACTGCTAACACGTTCTTTCGTGCTCGTCATGTTGTACGTGGCGATATTGATACAAAAGTTGGCATGGCAATGCACATTACCCTTAACAGTATTAAGAAAGCGTGGCAGGACTTTGATGGGTCACATGTTGTTTTCTGCTTAGAAGGACGTAGTTGGCGCAAAGACTTTTATGAGCCTTACAAGCGCAACCGCAAAGAACATCGTGATGCTATGAGCCCACGTGAAGCAGAAGAAGATAAAGTGTTTTGGGAAATATTTGATGAGTTTAAAGAATTTGTTACAGATAAGACTAACTGTACTGTACTACAAAATCCTGTGCTAGAGGCAGACGATCTTATTGCTGGCTGGGTACAAGCACATCCTAACGACAATCATGTTATCATTAGTACCGACGGTGACTTTGCGCAATTAATTGCTCCTAATGTGCGTCAATATAATGGGGTAAGTAATACTACTATTACCCATGAAGGATATTTTGATGACAAAGGCAAGCCCGTGTGCGATAAGAAGACAGGAGAGCCAAAGCCTGCTCCACAACCCGAATTTATGCTTTTTGAGAAATGTATGCGTGGTGACACTAGCGACAATGTTTTTAGTGCCTACCCTGGTGTGCGCAAGAAAGGCACAAAGAACAAAGTAGGTTTGTTAGAAGCATTTGCTGACAAAGATAACAAAGGCTACAACTGGAATAACATGATGCTTCAACGTTGGGCAGATCACGAAGGCGTAGAACATCGTGTGCTAGACGACTATACACGTAATGTTACACTGTGTGATTTAACAGCACAACCCGATCATATTAGACAAGAAATAAATAATACTATCCAATCAGCAACCAGCAAGAATATATCACAAGTTGGTATGAGACTTATGAAGTTTTGTGCCCGTTGGGATCTTCAGCGTATTGCTGATAACGCACAACATTATGCGCAACCTTTACAAGCGAGATACATACATGTCAATTAATGCTAAACCTATATTAGAAGATAAATTTTGGATTGTAGAAGACAAAGGTGAAAAAGTTGCTACACTAAGTAAAAACGAAGATGGTTACATTTACAGTAAACAAGGTGATGTAAAATTTTATAATAATGCTAGAGACTTAGAAAAAACATTTGGCAAAAACTTTCTTACTGCTACCATTACAACACCTGAAGCTAATAATGAATTAGCCGTACATGGATATCCTACACGTACTACTCCTTATAACAGTATGTTTGATATTCAGCGTAAGTTACCGTTATTTACAAAAAGTGAAAAATCAAAGTCAGTATATTGTGCTGGGTATTATCTTGTAAAATTTAATGTAAACTGGTTAAAAAGTTTTTGTCCAAAGCTAATTACTATTGAAAGGAATGATTTTATGGGTCCTTTTAAAACAGAGTTAGAAATGCGAATGACCTTGAGCAATGTCAACAGATCCAATTAACACAGGCCCAATACAACAATTTATAAAACAGACTCAAGCGGCTGATAAAAGTAACGCTAAAGAAATACGTTTGGATATTGCTAATGCTAAAAATTTATCTTATACATTAGGCATAGTAATGGCACGTTTAAACGGAGACTTAGAAAAATTTGTAAAAGATAACCAAGGGGCATCAGACGAAGTGATAGAAGTTAGGCTTGGCGGCAGTGGAGAATGGAAATAGTCTACAAGAAATGATAAATATATGCGTATATAACTAGAGGATACGCACATGAGTAGACCAAAGCCCGATATATTAATGGAGTTTGTAGATAGCAAAACCTATAAGAGTGAACAAATACTTCAAGCAGAAGCAATCTGGGCTGTATTCTACAAAGACCAACCTTTTAATTTAAAATCGCAAAACAAACTAACAAATTATCCCGGACCTAAATATAAAAAAACAAGTTTTTCAAATCCAGGACATGCTCTAAATTTAGCAAAAAAATTAAATTCAATGTTTAAAACTACTGATTTTAGTGTATATAAACTTACAGAAGGCGATAGAATTGAATAAAACTGTATATACTAAGTTGTTTTTAAGTCAACTTGGTTACACTACAGATGATACAAACGTGACACATTATATGCCTATATGGTGGCAAAACACACGAGATAAAGATAGTGGTGGTTTGCGCCTTACAGAAGAAGGCTTTGATATGCTTTCTAAAATTGACTTAGCAACGTATCATATTCCTTATCCAATGGACATGCCATTGACTACACAGGTTATTATATTTTTAGATCAATTTATCGATTGTCCTTATTATCTAACAAACAAAGCAATATATGTTACAAATGAAAAGAAAGCAGTCGAACTAACACTTTTTAGTGGTGACTTGCGTAAGTATGGTGTAACAAAAGCAATGAAAAGATCTAGCAACATTGATAGCAAAGAATGATGATTTTAAGCGTATAGTTAGGTGTGAAGCAAGGTTAGGTAGTTCATTTTTTACTTCACAGGTACACAGCAATAAAAACTCTTGGGAAGTCGTTTATACCACAGACCACGACAATTATGAAGTTTACACCAGTGTAAGACATCCAATAGAAAGATTTAGAAGTTATTTCGCATTTTGGGAAGGTGATAAAAAATGGACAATGACCTTTGTAAAAAATTACTTTGCTAATTTTAAACATAGTGACGATGTCCATACACAATTCCAAAGTTTTTTTGATTATGGAAATACAAAATATTTCGAAATGGTATATCTACAAAACTTTTTAAACATACCTACATATAAACAAAACAAAGTAACGGTAAATTTGAATTGGTACAATAAACTTACACAAACTCCAAAAGAAGTTATTGATTTTGTTAATATTCAAAGTAAAAAAACATACAAAGACGATATAATTTGGTATAATAATTTAAAAAAATATGAATTTCCAGGTTGACAAATTTGTATTAGATGCTATTATAGTTGTATAGGCACTGATTAACAAGAAGGAATACAAATATGTCAGATATGAGAACAGTTTCTCCGAACAAGGCAAAAGCAAGTTTACGCCGGGCTATGCGTAAAAAGCGTCCTGTGTTCATTTGGGGGCCTCCAGGCATTGGTAAATCAGATATTGTAGGACAGGTTACTGAATCTTTTCCTAACAGTCATTTGATTGATATTCGACTATCATTATGGGAACCTACAGATATTAAAGGTATTCCATATTTTGATAGCAATGTAGGCAAAATGGTTTGGGCTCCACCTATGGAGTTGCCAGACGAGGCCATGGCAGCAAAGTATGATCACATTACTTTGTTCCTAGACGAAATGAATTCTGCGGCACCTGCTGTACAAGCGGCAGCTTATCAGCTTACACTAAACCGTAGAATTGGTAATTATAAATTGCCCGACAATGTAGTAATTGTTGCGGCAGGTAACCGCGAAGCAGACAAAGGTGTTACATATCGTATGCCTGCTCCGTTGGCTAACCGGTTTGTACACTTAGAACTTGCTGTCAATTTTGACGATTGGTTTGAGTGGGCAGTAGCAAACAAAATCAACAAAGACGTTGTTGGTTACTTACAGTTTGCTAAAGGGGATCTTTATGATTTTGATCCTCGTAGTTCAAGTCGATCATTTGCTTCTCCTCGTTCATGGACTTTTGTAAGTGAACTTATCGACGACGAAGATGATGACGAGTCTACAACTACAGATCTTGTTGCTGGATCAGTTGGTGAAGGACTTGCTGTCAAATTTATGGCGCATCGAAAAATTGCTGGGAATATGCCAAATCCAAGTGATATCCTTGCTGGTAAAGTTAAAGAGTTACAGACACAAGAAATCAGTGCCAAGTATTCCTTGACTGTTTCTCTTTGCTATGAGTTAAAAGATGCTTGTGATAAAAATGACAAGAACTTTGATAATAAAGTAAATAATTTCCTTAGATTTGCTATGGATAACTTTGAAACAGAGTTGGTTGTTATGGGTATCAAACTTGCGTTGACTCAGTATAGTTTACCAATTGATCCTGATGCTATTGAATGTTTTGACGAGTTTCATGACAGATATGGTAAGTATATCAAAGCAGCACAAGGAGTTTAATGCGTCTATAAGTGAGCAAGTTGATTCTTGCTCACTTTTTCTCTTGACAAAAGTAAATAGTAGTGTATTATAAGTGTATAGGCACTGAGAGGAATAACATGTTAGATTTTTTACCGCACTATGTAGCAATGAAAATGTCTACAGAAAAAACAGCATCTGAATTAAGAACATGGCAACCAGATCCTGATTTAACTGAAGAACAACTTATCGAAATGGATAAAGAAGTATACGAGCGGATTGTTACTGCTCGTGTTGGCTTATTATTGCGACACCCATTCTTTGGCAATATGGCTACACGTTTAAAAATCCAACGTGCTGATTGGCTTCCTACTGCTGCCGTAGATGGTCGCAACTTGTTCTACAATGTTCAATTCTTTAATGCTATGAACAATAAAGAAATTGAATTTGTTGTAGCACATGAAATCCTTCATATGGTGTTTGATCATTTAGAACGTAGAGAAGATAGAGATCCACGTTTGTATAATATTTCATGTGATTATATTGTAAACAATACGCTAGTTGATGATCGCATTGGATCAGTTCCTAGCATTGTAAATTGCTTTCAAGATTTTAAATATCGCGGATGGGCTAGTGAAGCAGTATATGATGACTTATACAAACAAGCAGAAAAAAATGGCAAAGAATTCTTAGAACAATTTGGTGAAATGCTAGACGAACATATCGACTGGGGTGATGGTGATGGTGATGGCGAAGAGGGTAAAAGCGGCGATGGTAAAAGTAAACGTCCTGTTTACACTAAAGCAGAACGTGATCAAATAAAAGATGAAATAAAAGAAGCAATGATACAAGCGGCGCAAAGTGCCGGTGCTGGTAACGTTCCTGCTGGTGTTCAGCGATTAATTAAAGAAATTACTGAACCAAAAATGAACTGGCGTGAAATTATACAACAACAAATTCAAAGTACAATTAAAAGCGATTACACGTTCAGCCGTCCTTCACGTAAAGGCTGGCATACTGGTGCTGTTTTGCCTGGTATGAATTTTGAAGAAACTATTGATATTGCTATTGCTATCGATATGAGTGGTAGTATTGGTAACAGTCAAGCCGCAGACTTCTTAGGCGAAGTAAAAGGTATTATGGAACAATACAAAGATTATAAAATTAAGATTTGGTGTTTTGATACTAAAGTATACAACGAAGATGACTTTTCAGCAGATGATGGTAGAGACATCTCTGAATACGAAATTGCTGGTGGCGGTGGCACTGACTTTA